GGCCGCGGCCTCTCCGTCACCGACCTCGCCTTCGACGAACTCCGCCAGCAACGCGAATGGTCAGCATGGTCAGCAATGACCAACACGACCAACGCAATTACCTCCGCGCAGACAATCGCCGTATCCAACGCCGGCGAAGCGAAGTCCGAGGTGCTGCGGAGCCTGCGCGCAAAGGGCATCGAAGAAATCCAAGCATGGGAGACCGCGCAAGCGAAAGGCACGGAATACAGCCCTGCAGATCCTTCTCTCGCCCTGTTCGAATACAGCGCCCCAGACGACTGCGACATCTTCGACCGAAAAGCATGGGCAATGGCGAACCCATCGCTCGGCTACCCGCACGGCCCGAGCGAAGAAACCCTCGCCGCCCGCGCCGCCCTTGTCGGCAAGCCCGGCGAAGGCATGCCCGAGCACAAGTTCCGCACCGAGAACCTGTGCCAATGGGTCAACGTTGCAGAAGACTCCCTGTTCAAGGAAGAAGACCTCCTAGAGTGCCTCGACCCTGACAGTGAGCCAGCGCAAGAGTCACCCATCTATATCTCAGTCGACGTGTCAGATGACCGCAGGATGTCCACAATCTCACTCGCCGCATGGCGTGAAGACGGACTCCCCCATGTTGAGGTGCTAGCACAGCGCCCCAACACCGAATGGATCCCGGCGTTCCTCGCTGAGAAGCTCACCTTCGAACCTGCAGCAGTCATCATCCAGGGACGAGGTGCCCCAGCCTCGTCTCTCATCGACTACATCGAAGCCGCAGGCACCGCCGTACTCAAGTGTGAAGGCACCGCCCTCACCAATGCATACGCGCAGTTCTACGACAGAGTCATCGACCATTCGATTCGGTGGCGAGACCAGCCCGCGCTCACCCTGGCGCTGGGCGAAATCCAGGTCAAGAGCATGGGCGACGCCTTCGTTTTCAACCGCTCAAAGTCCCCAATCGACATCGCGCCTGCATGTGCCGCAGCTTTCGCGCTCTGGGGACTGACCTCTCAGAAAGCACCCGAAAAGAAGACCAGCGCATACGCCGGCGACTACGAAGACTGGTACACAGCAGATCAAACCGAGGATGGAGGTAAATGGTGGTAGCACAGAGTATCGGCCAGATTATCACTGAGGCCATCATCAACCGCCTCCCCAGGACTGCAGGCACGTTCCAAGGTCGCCCCGTAGAAATCTTCGTCAACAACGCTGAAGGGACCGACGGGTCAAACCCCGCCAACGCAACGCTGGCCGCTCTCTACCGCTACCAGCCCTACGTTCGTGCCGCCGTCGACTGGTACGCGAGGCATGTGGCTCAGATGGCTATCCACACCTTCGTTCGCGATGGGGAGCACCGAGAGCGGAACACTGACAATCTCGCGCATGAGCTCCTGTCTGGACAGCCGAACCCGTGGATGACAGGCTATGAGCTCATCTACGACCTCGTTGCGAATCTGACTCTGTACAACCGTGCTCACTGGTTTTTCCTACCCGGCGGTGACGGCACTCCAGAGATTCATCCCTTCCCCACCGCGTGGGTCACCCCCGTCTGGGACACCTGGGAGTCAATCTCTCACTATAAGGTTCAGCCACCTGGTAAGAGCTCAGCTGTAGAGATCCCAGCAGACAAATGCGTAACCTTCACCGGCTGGTCACCGACCCCCGGCAACTCATGGAGCGTCATCGACACCCTCCGCATGGTGCTCGAGGAAACCTACCACAGCCACCGCTATAGGATTCAGCTCTGGCGCCGCAGCGGACGAGCCGGCACCTACATCACCCGCCCGACCTCCGCCCCAGAATGGGACAACAATGCGCGCAGGCGATTCTACGCAATGTTCGAGGACTTCACCGGAGACCACGGCGCTCGCGCAGGCTCAACTCCTCTGCTAGAAGACGGCATGGAAATCAAATCCACGACCTTCAAATCTGCAGACGAGCAATGGGCAGAGTCAATCACCCTCAGCCTGCACACCGTAGCCCAGGTTTTCCAAATCCCCGCAGGGCTCCTCGGCGCAACCGACGGACTCAGCTACTCCAGCATGCGAGAAATGAACCGAGCAATCTTCAGCAACACGCTCGGCCCGCTCGTCCGCTCGATTGAAGACCGACTGAACACCTTCGTCCTGCCGCAGCTTGGCATCGACCGGAAGAAGTACTTCGTCGAATTCAACGTCCAGGAAATGCTCCGCGGCTCCATCGAAGACCAGGCGAACATCTTCTCCACCTCAACCGGCGGCCCCTGGATGACCCGAAACGAAGCCCGGCGGATCAACAACCTACCCCCCGTACCTGGCGGAGACGAGCTCATCACCCCCCTCAACGTCATCGTCGGCGGACAAACCTCGCCACAAGACGGAGGCTCCGCATACCAAGGCGGAGGAAAAGCTGCAGAACTCATCCGAGACAACCTCGAACGCGCCGAGCGAATCCACCAGGCACGAGGCAAGACCCCCATCAGCCGCCTCGAGAAGGAGCTCGCTGACGACCTCAAAAAGCACTCAGCCGCACCAGACCCCGCCGGCACCGCCCGCAACATCTACCAGCAGGTCGAGGCCCGCGGCGCTCCTCCGTACACAGACATTCAGGAAGAGACCAATGACAATCCACTATAAGGACGCCGCCCCCGGCGCTGTCTCCATCATCGAGGAATCAGAAGAGCGCAAGGGCATCTTCACCGGCTACGCCGCCGTCTTCGGCAACATCGACTCCGTCGGAGACCGAGTCATGCCGGGCGCCTTCGCAGAAACCCTCGCCAACGACTACCGTGCCGGCGGCGCAGGTATCCCCTGCTACTGGGGACACCGCCTCGACGACCCCGAAATGGTCATCGGCGAAACTCTCGCCGCCGTCGAAGACGAACGAGGCCTCAAGGTCACCGTCCAGCTCGACCTCGAGAACCCCAAGGCGGCAAAGGCCTACGAGCTCATCCGCAGGAAGCTCGTCAACCAGATGTCATTCGCATACGTCATCGGAGCCTGCACCGAAAACGCAGACGACAAGTGCACTGACCTGACCAAGCTCCGACTCTTCGAAGTCTCCCTCGTCCAGATCGGAGCAAACACAGAAACCGAACTTACTGACGTCAAGGCGTTCAAAGCCGGCCGCAAGATTTCCTCCTCAAACCTGGAAACCCTAAAGCGAGCTGTCGAACTCCTTGAATCAGTGATTGACGACGCCGAACCCGACGTCGAGAGTAGCGGCAAGGATCGTCTTAAGCCCAATCCCGAGGAGCCGGAAACGGCCAAGGGAAAGGAGGCCCCGGCTGACACACCGCGCACGCTCACGGCAGACGAACTAGCAGAGTACAAAGCATATTTCGCATAGAAAGGAGCCACCATGGCATCCATCAATGATCAGCTCGCATCCGTCAAGGCAGAAGCAGAAGAGCTGCTTGCCGCTGCCGCAAAGGGTGGAGCTGTAAACCGCGCCCGCCTCGAGGAACTCCGCCACGACATGGAGAACCTGAAGGCAGACCAGGACGCAGTCGCAGAAACCAACGCACTACTGAAGGCACTGGGCACCCCGCAGCCTGAGCCCCAGCCCGAACCCGCCGCTGAAAAGGGCTCCGTCAGCTTCGGCCGAGAGGTCGTCACCGCGCTCGCAAAGACCGGTGCCCTAGGCATGCTCAGCGCATCCCGCAAGGCAACCGCTGAGTTCATCAGCTCCAAGGCCGCCGGCGATGCCGTGACCACCACCAGCGCGGCTACCGGCACCGGCCTGCAGACCCTGCTGACCGACGTTGACAAGAACATCATCCCCGCGTACGTAGAGGGTCCGAGTATTGGTGCGTGGTTGTCCTCGGGCACCATCGACGGCAACTCCATTACCTTCTTCACCGGAAACGAATGGACTGCTGCATCTGGCCGCCCCGGCGGCGCGGCAGAGAACACGAAGCGTTCAGGTGTAACCCCGCCCCCGCTGACCTCTGTCAACATCTCGCTGAAGAATATTGCCGGCTGGCACATGATCACGAAGGAAATGGCAGAAGACCTGTCCTTCCTCGCCTCCGAAATCAACACCAACCTGCTCCAGCAGCTGGTTCGCGTGGAAGAGGAGCAGTTCCTCAGCGGTACCGGCACCGGCAACGACCTGACTGGCATCTTGACCACTGCAGGCATCCAGAGCGAGACCGCTGCGACTGCCGCAGACAACTTCGACGCAATTCTGCGCGCGCAGACCAAGATGCTCAAGGCAACAGGCCTGCGTGCAGACGGCCTGGTTATCCACCCCGACGACTACACCAAGCTCCGCCTGGTAAAGGACGGCAACGGCCAGTACCTGGGCGGCGGCGCTTTTACCGGTGCATACGGCGTTGGCGGCGTCCTCGTGGACCCGCCGATTTGGGGTATCCCCGTCATCCAGACCAACGCCATCCCCGCCGGCACCGCCCTCATCGGCCACAGCTCCGCAGCAACCGCATACCGCAAGGGCGGCCTGCGCGTTGCCGCGTCGAACGACGTCAACGACGATTTCCTCTACGGCCGCTTCCGCGTGCTGGCAGAGGAGCGCGTCGCCCTGGCAGTCAAGGCACCGAAGGCATTTGTCAAGATCACCCTGAAGTAAACACCTCATAGGAAAGGGGGAAATATGCCGCAGTACCCGTCCATCAACACGCAGCCGGTATCTCCCCGAGAAGCCGCTGAGGCCGCAGTCCGCGCCTGGTGCGGTTGGCATGTTTCCCCCGTCATCGAGGAAAAACTGACGCTCGATGGCAACGGTACCAACCGTTTTCCCCTCCCCTCGAACATGGTGCATGCCGTCAACGAACTGCTCGTTGA